AAGCAAACTCTGACTTGGTATGTCGGGGTGGCATGTTGATTATTAGCCTTTTTAACTCACCATTTGCTACTTTTTCAAAGGATTCAGCCATAATTTGGTGATGTTTACCATTAATAAACGCAGGCCACATCTCTTTTACGAATGAAAGAAAGTTTTTTCTGGATTTTTCTCTAACTTTTGCTGCATCCAACTGATTTATTAGAGATAATATCTCTTTCTGTTCAGCTGTTGGCAGTGTTTTGAGTTTTGTTTTTAAATTTTGTAAAGTATTTAAGTTCATCTGTCTTCATACACCGCCCATGAGTTACAATAAAGAAGCCACTTTCAAATCCTATCTCTGCCATTTGCTTTAATCTCATCTGACAAGCTGGTAAATTTTCATATGGCCCATATAAATCTTCTAACATGTAACATTGAAAAGGATTTGCAAGACCACAAACCACTATAAATACTTTAAACATCCAAAGACTCTGATGTATACATAGGTCTACCTTGACAACAGTCATCCACAACGCTACCACATATAGCACATTGAATATGTCCGTGAACTTCTATAGTTTTAAGATTACCCTGACAGCGTGGGCATTTAGGTCTACAATGCTCTGTAACTTTTTCTTCTTCTTTTTGCATATCTTGTTCTATCACAAACCAATCCACTGCACAATAAGGGCAGATACCATCTAATAATTTTATGACACATGTGGGACAAAGCTTTCTTTCAAGCATTTTGTCTTCATATGTTTTCATTTTTCTTCTTCTTTTTCAAAGTTTCTTATAAGTGTTTCAAGCTTATCTTCATAGTCAGCAATCAAACCTATATTTTTTTCTAACTCTTCCATAATGTCGCCATGCTCACCTATCGCAACTGGATTATTTAAGTATGTTGCAGCGTTTGCTTTATGATAAGCAATCTTACCTGTGAAATAAGTTTTAGCTGATTTATACATTAACTTACGATTTGTCATTTAATTATTTACCTCCTCAAAATTTTTACCATAACTTAGAATACAAAAACTTTTATATGTTGGGTGCGATTCTATTATAGAATAACTTTTTGTTTCCATGTTAACAAATATAGCTAGTTTTAAAGAAACTGTTTCTTCTTTTAAACTTTCACCATCTCTAACTGTAGTTGATTGTCTGGCAAAAAAGCGAACTGTTTCTCCTCTTTCATCTAACCCCATAAGTATTTGCTCTTTGTTAGCACACATAACAGGTTTTTCTTGCCATATTGCAGAAGACGCAGATTTAAAAAATGCGATATAAATTAACAATGCAATAATTAATAACTTGCCATAGTCAAGGTCAAAGGCTGTGCCTTCACCAAACTTCTCTTCAAAAAATTTTTTCATTATTATCTCCCTTATATGTCAGGTGTGAAGTCTATATCTTCTTCGTGACTGACGCTTCTATTTAACAGCATGGCCTTTGCTAAGTCAAGCAAAAACAATATATCCGCAGTCTTGCCATGAGATGAACTTATAAAAAGTTTTTTATCCTCTGTCCAACCCACAACAACTACCTCATCCATAGATATATCTTCTTTAATGTTTTCCAACATTTCCTTCGGGACGATAACTTCGTTCTCGTTGAGAAGCCTGCGTTTAGGAAATTTTATTATATTAGACATTAGTAATATCTGATAGTGGTTGTTATTATAGGGTTATGTCTGGGGTCTGGGTCATCATAGTAATGCTTGGTAATTTTTTCAATACGAATTAATCTTTTGCCCTCACTATCCATTACTTCGTATTTTTTCTCTACTACCTTTTCTATTAATTTTTTATCTTCTGTATAAATTATAGTGCCCATAATACCTCCGTTAAGTTGGCGGGGAGTTAGCTATATAATCCACATATATAGCAACTACAACCCGCCTGGGAAAAGGGAGGGTTTTCCCGCTACTAGTATATACTACTATACTAAATTTTACTAGTTAAATATTTATTAGAAGGTATATACTAGTTAACTAGTGTAAAGAAAGGAAATTGAAACAAACACTAGTTAACTAGTTTTGGAGAAATTAATTATGAATCTATAATATGAAACACAATACTATTGTAATACACTATTTTTTTATTTCTGTCAATCAATAATACCAATTACAAAGTTTTCAGCACAATCTTCTGCATAAACTTCTGAATAACCGTCCAGCACTCTCTCTTCTTTAATCTTGCCATCTTCAATCATAACAACACAAAAGGTGTCTTCTTTGTTTATCACTATTGACTTTCTATCAGCATATTCATCATCACCATAGTATGTATGGATTATAGGATAGTATTTTTCACCATCAAAATAAGCATCTTCCATAGTAACTCCTAAAAAAGTTCAGCATACAAATAAGCCAAATAGAGCAGCTGCACATTGCCCTGGCTTCTAATCTAGTAAAAGTTATATAGAACTTTTTCTAACTTTCAAGGTTTTTAATAAGTCTTTTTGTGCATCGTAGTTCAATTTAGACCAATTAGTTATCTCTCTTATAGTTCTATAACAACCTTTACAAAAACCCGTTTGCTTGTCAATCTTACAAACATCGACACATGGAGATATTATTTTTTGTTGCATAATTTTTTGACCCCTAGGATTCCTACGGCATTTTCTGAAAAAACACTAGTGCAGGGTGGTGGGGCCTATATTCTCAAAGATGTACCAGAAATCTTCTTTACGATGCTCTAGGACTGCTTCCATTCCCTTTTGGTAGGTTTCCCCCATAGAATCCCAACTCACCACTTCCTGGGGCGTTCTGAAGCATTTAAGACACACTCCCCAAGTAAGGTCAAACCTGCATCCATCTTCACATTCGTTTTTGTTAAAATTGTTCATTGTTTGTGTAAAACTCGATACATAGCGTAGTGCGTAGTGTCGCTGTGTATGTGGGGTGGGGGGAGGGTGGGGAACAAAACATGAACAGATGTGGAGAGGAAAAAAAGAACAAAGGGTGAACAAATTATTTGTTTAGTAGTGATAATAATTTCTGCTCTAGCTGTGTTTCTAATTCCTGAGCTGATAAATTTTTATCCTCATTAATAACCACCTTTTGAAACATACCTATTGTCTCGCCTAGAGATTTTAATGCACTAACTCTTGAGCTGTCGTTCTTACTATTGTCTATTATATCCCTGAGATTTTTTTCAACATACCTCTTTGTCTGCGTGTCTGCGTCAAGCTCTGCCTGACCTTTTGCCTGTATCATGCTATCATACTTTGCTAATACCTTGCTATTATTGAATAGTCTGCTTGCATTGGCATACATTGTATCTCTTTTGCTATTCTTCCCATATCCTGAGTTGATATAGGCATCTATTATGCTATCACCAGCATATACTATATGCTCCAAGAATTTAATCTGTTTAGCTGTTAGGTCTCTGCTAGGTTGTTTTGTATTGTCTGATACTAGTCTTATAGTCTTATCTTTATCCATATCTTTTACCTGTCGCATAAATGCTCTATTAGTCGTTCTTTTAAGTTTATCAAATTTATTAGCTGGTAAACAGACCCATAAAAGTTATATATAACTTTACACAAAATTAGACTGCAAAAAACAGCTAAGTGTTTGAATTTATTGGTGTATTCAGAAAAACGAAACACCTAGCAAAAAAAATTAAAAAATATCTAATTTACACCCACCAAAAAGTAAGATTGTTCACATATATGAACAAATAATATTTTTCTGCACGAATTGTTCACATACATGAACAAAGAATATTTTTTTATACACATATGTGAACTTTTTAATGCGAAAACCCAGTATTTTTAATCATAAATACAAAAAAGTTCCATATAACTTTCTAAA